TTGCTTTAATTCCATATATCGCTGCAACGACAGATACCCACAATGAAACTATCCACCATGGCATTTCCTGAAGTTTCATAAAATATAAATCTAATTTAGCTTGTATCTCTTCATCTTCAGCAAATACGGAATAGAATAAAATAGCCAGAGGGGATGTCAACACTAAAAGTACAAATTCGTCCTTCCAATCGTTTTTTTGATTCTTTGCAATCTGCCCAGAAAACTCAATTTCTCCTCTTTTCATCTTTTCAGCATGCACAATTTGTGCTTCTGACATAATTATTTCAGATTTTTTCTTATTTTTATAAATTTCAGCTCCAGTTTTAAGTGCAGTACCTATAATTGACCATGGAAACATAATTTATCTCTTCTTTTTACTTATTCCAGCTTCAGAAAGTGCTATTGCAATTGCTTGTTTACGACTTTTTACCTTCTTTTTGCTTTTTCCAATTGGTAATTTACCTTTTTTGTACTCTCGCATTACTTTTGCGATCTTTTTTTCTGCTTTTTTCATTACATACCATCCTTATTTTTTAATTCATGTTGTAAAATTGTTTTTGTTAATGAAGTATCTGCTCTTAAATGTGCTAATTCTTCATTTTGTTCTAATTTTTCATCTTGATTCATTTGATTCATCATAGATTTCATCTTATCTAAGTTTAATCTCTCTTTTGATTCTTGTTCTTTTCTATAATTTTCTTGTGCTCTTAAATCAAGTTCTCTTGCTCTTAGTTTTGCAATAGGATCATTATCAAATTGTGAAGTAATTTCTTTTTCTTCCTTCATAAATTCTTCCATCATCTCTGCAATTAACACTGCTTTTCTAGATTCTATTTTTTCAGTTAACATTCTAAGTTGCATTTGCATTTGTGGAGCTAGTTGTGGATTCTGTTGCATTTGCATTTGCATCTGTTGTAGTTGTTGTAATTCATTTCTAAATTCTACTTCAACTTGTTCTTGTGCCATCAAAGAAATATGTTCAAAAATATTTTTTTCTAAACTTGCCATAACTGCAGGATTATTTCTTGCCATGTTTGTTGCCATAAAATTTAAATGTGCAGTCATGTGTGCTCTATGATCTTGGCCCGGAAACGCTTGGAATGGTCTCCCTGCTAAAGCATCAATGTGTTCTAAAGCAGGGTCCTTTGGTTGTGGGGGTTGTGGTCGAATTAAAATTTGATCAATATCTTTTACACCTAATGCTTCATACATATGTCTATATGCATTGTACATATTGTGTATTGTTGGATTTGAGGTTGCCAGTTGGAGTTCTGTTTGCGCAAGTGAAATACGCTGTGTTTGTGAGAAAATGTTGGGGTCAGCAACTGGCAATATATCTACTCTATCATCAAAGTCTGTTTGTTTAATCATTCTTTGACCCCCAACGACATCATATGGATATTCTTGTGGTAGATATAACTTGAAAACTCTTGCTAATAATTTGAATTCATTTTTTAATGCTGCGTAAATTCTTTTGTGGATAGCAGACATAGTTCTACTACCTCTTTCTAGCAACGCGACTGTAGTGCCCACCGCGGCTTGCTGATTCCCATCCCCTACTTGCAGGTCTGCTATAGAAGCAAATCTTTGTCCTGCAGAAACAACTACACCCATAAGCTGTAATAGAGTTTGACTTGGCTCTTTAAACGGAAGCATCATAAATGAATCTCTAATGTTTCCTCCTGGTGCATCTACATCTCTAAATTCACCGGGTTGTATTGCCTGTGCATCATCTCTAATTCTGATTCCTCTTTGCTTAAATCCAGCAGGTAAGTTTGATAAAGTTCCTGCATCTAATAGTTGTCTTAAAGCAGATGTAGCAGTTCTTGATAAACCACCAATCATGTGTATTAAACCAAAACCATAAAAACCTAGTCCGGGTAAAAATTTGAAATGTACAAAATATTGTACTTTTGATCTTTTTGGATCATCTATTTCATAGTTTCTTTTTATAGATAAAATTTCTCTAGAATTTTCTTCTAACGTTACGATGTAAGGTAATTTAATTCCTGTTGGTTCACCATCAGGGCCAACATCTTCAAAACCTTCTAAATCTAAATTAACATGACACTCTAATAAATTAAATACATCTTCATCTCTTCCAGATTTAGTTCGTCCTTCTAATTCATTTTCTTTTCGTTCAACTTCATCTTCATTAACTTGACCCGGTTTTAAATCTAAGTCTCTATAAAAACCTGCAACTTGTTGTTTACGTAATTCGTTTTCAGAAATTTTTATACGATGAATAATTGCTTCCGCATCGTCTAATGAGGTAGCAGTATACGGAACAATTAAATCATCAGCCGGTACAAATTTTGAAACGGCTCTTTGCATAACTTCATCATAATAAACTTTTTTAAATGATGAACCTGCTAAAGGTAAATAAAATAACATTTGATCAAACTCAGGCTCATATTCTTTCATTTGATCCATGAGTTGATAATTCATAAAATCTTTTACACGGCTTGCTTGTTGTGTTTTTTCTGGAGTTGCAATTCCAAGTATCTGTGTTCTTACCGGTCCATCGGCAGGTAACAATTCTTTATAAGCCAACGCCTGAAACTGAGTAACAGCTTCAGCAAGCACCGGATGAGTGGCACCCGAAGCACCGGCGAATGGTTCCGTCCTGTTTTCATATTTGAATCCTAACAAATCTAAACCCGTTTTGTAAGAACTTTCCCATTCTTTTCTAGAATTTTTATAGTCTTGATAATTTTGAAATAAGTCAGAAGATAATCGACCTAATATATCTTCAGGTAAATGTTCAGCTAAATTGTCATAATGATTTGGTGTACCTTCAACTGATGCAATTGCAGGATCATAATTTATATCAACAGAACCATCTTCATTTTCTTGTATTTCTACAGGATTACCTTGTGTTGCTAATTCTTCTTGTTCTTCTCTTTGAGATTCTTCTATCTCAACATCAGAAGGTACATTAATTTCCTGCTCTACATTTGGAAGAGCTTTATCTACGTCTGCCATTTATTTTCTCCGTAAGTTTTATTGTTTTAACAGTATTATAATTTAAATTCAAGCCCTGAGACTGTGGTCCTTTTTTAGGAGGTGGACCAGATTTTTTTCCATGTTTATATGGTGCTTTAGTCTTCATCAGCGAATTTTTTCATTTCTGCATGAACATCATCATCAATACCAAAATCAACATCTTTCATTTTACCATCTTCATCTGGTCTTACTGATACTTCTTCATATTCAACAAAATCTGTTTCAGGTTCTTTTCTTATTTCCATTTCAAACTCTTCATAACCATACTCTCCTCTATCTCTAATTCGTTTAAGTCTAGCTCCACCTGCACCTTCATATAATTCATAATCTCCTAAATCATATCTCATAAATTCATCAGGGCTATCCATTTTTCCAATAATTTTAGATTGACCCATCATTTTAATTTTATTAATTAAATTAGTTAAATAATCCGGCATTTGATTTGCAGATCTAGAAATTGCTTCAATTGCTGGTTCAGCTGTTTTAGAAAGAGGTTTCATAAATTTTAAAAAAGGAAGCGCTGCTGCTAAAGTTACCGCACCTTTAATAAATTTTCTTCGACCAATATCTTTTGGTTTGCCTCCTTCAGAAAGTTGAACTCGACCTCCTTCTGCAAATGCAACTTGATACGGTGTGCCTGTTAAAGCATAAATTCTTTGTCTAACCATATCAACTAAACCTCTCATAGGTTCTGTTCTACCTTCAGCTCTTTGTAAATTTTCTTCTTGAATTTCTTTATCAACTTTTTCTTTAGCTGATTCTAATTTTTTCTTTTCTTCATCTGTTGCTTCTTCTACTTGTCTAAGACCAATTAAACCTTCATCCATCATATCTTCTTGAGCAGCTTCAAAAGACTTTTCGTAATTAATTTTCTTTTGTATTTCTTGTGACTCATCATCTAATCGTGAGTATTGTCTGATCTTATTGTAAACAGGATCTAAACCAAAAAACCTAGCTGTCATTTCTGGAGTAGACTTACCTTGACCAAATGCAACAGCAGTATCGTAAAGACCATAAGCAACTCCTGCTCCTCCTAAAGCTTTTAATGCACCCATGCCATATCGACCTTGTACAACATCATCAATCATTCCTGATGTAAAGTTTGCAACACTTTCTGGTAAACCAATTGAAGAATACATTTTAATCCCTTGTTCTAATTCTTCAGCTGCTTTTAAAACACCTC